AAGGTGCTTCGTATGGCGGCGCTGGACCATCTAGATCTGCCCGAGTTAACTTACAACGACATTATGGTAGATCTACCACCTAATGCCAGAAAACTGTACGACGCCTTTGAAAACAACCTGACCGTAGAGTTGAATAGCGGGAATGTAACAGCGGTCAACGCCGCCGTGGCCGTCATGAAAGGCCAGCAAATTGCCAATGGTGGCTCATACTTGGATGATGATGGGAGTGGTAATGCTAGAATCTCAACGCATCTTCATGACGCGAAGACTGAAGCGGTTCTCGATCTGGTCGAGGAGCTATCGGGCCAACCTTGCATCATCGGTTATCATTTTGCGCATGACCTCGAGAGGCTTAAAGACGCCTTTCCTAATGCGCCTATCCTTGGCAGTGGGGTTGTTGGTCGTAAACTTGATGCTGTTATTGATGATTGGAACACCGGTAAGACATCAGTTCTTCTGGCTCACCCAATGTCGGCGGGTCACGGTCTTAACTTACAAGGTACTGGGCATGCTGTCATCTGGTACTCGCTGACTTGGAGCCTTGAGATCTACGAGCAGTTTATTCGCAGACTCTGGAGGCAGGGTCAAAAGAATCATATCGTTGTGCATCACATCATGGCTAAAGACACCATTGATGAAGCCATTATGATGGCCATACGTCGAAAAGATAAAACGCAGCAAACTTTGTTAACCGCAGTGCGTGATTATGTTAATCGTGATACAATCAATCCCGTTGACCATTGAAAGGAATCTATATGCAACTTACCGCTATTGTCGAAAGACTTAACACCATACAACAGAAAGATACTGACATGTCAGAAGCAAAGCTACGCGCCCGTGCAAACAAAAAAGCAATCATTACTTTGGTTGCAGAAACCAACCCAAAGCGTAACAACACATTGTCACGTGAACGTTTTGCTTTGTACCGCACTGGCATGACAGTTGCTGAATACATTGCAGCTGGTGGCAGATCAGGTGATGTGAATCACGACGCTGCTGAGGGCTACATCACGCTTGCATTGCCATGAATATTTTAATTACCGGCGTTACGGAGACGCATACCAACCATCCGCAGCGTGCCAGCTCTACCAAGTTTATTTCCATCCCTGAATTGATGGCATCAGCCTTTGGTCGTATGGGGCATGATGTTGACCATCGTGCCGTTACATCGAGTGAAGACCTCTCACGTTACGACAAAGTATTTGTGTACCTATACCCCTTGGATCACAATGCTTTAAACCCTGATGGGGCCTTGTGGGCTCTAGAAAGCCGCTTTGATGCTTATGTTTGCCTTGATGATTGGGCTTTCCAAAAGATCCTACCGTCGTGGGAAAGTAAGATTGCACCTGAGTCATTGTGTGAGCATACGTGGATTGCTCCGCTATTTCCTTGGGGCAATACCAAAGCCATGGGTTTGCCAGTGGAAGACATTATTGCATGGGATCCAAGTCCTTTGTATGAAATGCCTGCTGTGCATCAAATGTCTTGGGATCATCGCAAAACCGAGTGGTACAACGCGTCACTGTCAAAAGAGGCGCATGATTGGGCTACTGATCAGCACCTTGCATGGCCTATACATAGTGTAGGTGGCAAGGCATTAGGTCAGCCTAGAATCCTTGAGTCCGATGTTGTTTGGCAGTACGGTAGCTACAAAGGCGTGCTGTGCCCAACGTATCGTCATGCAGGCTCCGGTTGGTGGCGCGTACGTTATTTGCATGCAGCGCACGCGGGCTGTGTTCTTGGCGGCGACCCTAAAGAGCTTGGCGTTATTGATGCCTCATATGCTTACACACTCCATGAATTAGAACGCATGGATAGCTACCAACTTCAACTAATTGCAGCGCAACAGGCAACTTACTTGCGTACCGCATCGCTTGAAGACACACTATCAAAACTTGAGGGTATCTTAAATGATCGTAATTCTAGAAGGGGCTGATGGCGGGGGAAAGACTACCCTGTCAGAGACCTTGCGACAACGATTGCAGAAGGACAAGATGACCCATGTCGTAAAGCATGGTCCTTATCGTGGTATGAATACTGAGGACCTTTGCCGTACGTATTTTCGTGGCATGACAGCAGCGTTGACCTACGATGACCACGTCATCATGGACAGGTCATGGCTGTCTGAGCCAGTCTATGGCAGCGTGTATCGCAAAGGCGATAACCGCATTGACATGCCGCGCCGTAGAATGTTAGAGCGTGCAGCCTTGGCACGAGGTGTTGTGGTTATCCATTGCCAACCTGATTTTGAAGTGTGCATGCAAACATTCAAAGATCGCATTGAAGATGAGTACTTGGACAACATCAAACAGTTGGAGCAAGTGTATGAAGGCTACGCCTCATTGCCTATGGATACATCACTGCCAGTCATCACCTACGACTATACCAAAGATGATATAGAAGAGTTGTTCATCAAGCTTGCAACCAAGACAATGACTAACAAATCATCCGGCGGCGGCGCCTTTGTTGAAGGCAATACACTAATGCTTTGCGATAAGGGGCCTCGTACCAATGTTAAGTCCACCGCAGCCGTGGTGCCTTTCATTAACTTCTTGGATAATGATGGCCCTAGCAGAATGCTGGCTGAAACTTTAGAGCGTGAGAATGTGCCTGAAACCGGTCTGTACTGGGTTAACACTCAAACTTATCAAGGCACACCTATGGACTCGGCCTTCATCAAACAACTAAAGCCAAAACGTATCTACGCCCTTGGCAACAATGCCTACACGTGGGCAATAAACAACGAGGTGCCGGTAATAAAGTTACCACCACCTTTGTATCACATGCAACATTATCCCGACCAACCTTATTTAATTACGGAAGCTGATTATGGAAATGCTGATTCGCAATGAGCCTGAGCTCATCAGTCTTTACAACGTGCTGCAGCAGCATGGCACTTGGACAAGTCCACGTGGTGAAAGATGCCTTGAGATTGAAAACTTTACTTACACGGTCAACCCCTTTGTAAGGTTCAACTCATTCAAAGGTCGTAACTTTAATGTGAAGTACCTCAAGCGCGAAATGTCTTGGTACATCAACGCTGACCCGTATGACCTTAGCATTGCTGATCATGCTGCGCAGTGGGGCAAGATCGTTGCCAACGGCAAATTGAATAGCAACTACGGCAGTTATTGGTTTGGTAAACACGGCGCTCTGCATATTGCAAAGTTGCTCACGCAGGATCCAATGTCCCGTCGTGCTGTGATTCCAATGTATGGCACTGACATAGACCATATGGATATAGAGGCAAAGGATGTTCCATGCACGCTGGCCATTGAGTTCCGGATCAGGAATGGCAGATTGAACGCCAGAGCCATCATGCGAAGCCAAGATATTCTTTGGGGCATGGCAAATGACTTGCCAACTTTTAGCTTTCTGCAGGAAATTGTGGCTAACTTGGTTGGCACAGAGATGGGAACATTGACAATATCAGCTGGATCTTTCCATGTTTATGAGTCTCGATTGACCATGTTCAATGACATCATCAATACCAATATCCATGAGGCGCTTATTGACAAGCCTCCACGGATCAATAGGTATGAGGCCAGCCTTTTGGCAGGCAAATCCATCAACCCTACTTTTGAGTTTGCAAAATGGCTATCGAACGTGTAGATTTATCATTCGCTGTTCAAAAAGAACTTAGAATATTTGTTTTTGAACTTATTCGTGACGGCTATCAAATGGAGGATATACTGACGGCATTGGCCGCTCTAAAAGTGGAAATGGCTTCGGCCATGGTTTGGCAAGATGTACTAAGTACAAAAGACGTGATATAATTCACGTTATGGGATACCCCCATACTTTGTAAATTGACTATTGAAAGGAATACAGCATGAGAACAAAATCAATTATTGCAGCAACGTTTGGCCTAGACTCTAATGATGTTGAAGAGTATCGTTATCAGTCTACCAGAACGCGTCAAGCAATTTATGCAATTGGTAATTACTACTTTACTTGTGGAAAAAGAAGACCTAAAGACGAAGTAGGCGCAGAATGGCAAATGGACAAAGATCAGTTTTGGGCTACGCAAAACAAGACTGTTCTTTGGAGTTCTAAAACTTTGTAAATTGACTATTGAAAGGAATTGAAATGCTACATAAAACCCATTGGACACCAGTAGAACGCAACCTTGTCATTGAGACTGCGGTGACCTTCTACAATGAAGGTACCTACACACCCCTTGCAGCGCTTAGACAAGCTCAGCAAATTGTGTTGCTGCCTAATCGCCGCCGCACAATGCAAAGCCATTCTGCTGTGCCTGACTTGATCAAATTGCTCAAGCAAAAAGCTGTGCAGGAGGTGCCAAAGCAAAAGGTGGTGGAAACTACCACACCTGTGAAAATAATGCCTCCAGCGCCACCGGTAGTGGTTAAAACCGATGCACCAGTTGATCTCGTTGAGCAGTTGGTGAATACTATTACACAACGATTCATTCTGGGGCTTCGTGAAAGTCTGCAGATTGCCGTTAGAGAGCTTGAGCATGAGTTCAAGATCCCAAAGCATAACCCTGAGTACAACGCATCAGGCAAGGCGTTGCCTAAAGTGGTTATCATCGGTTTACTGGGTGATCAGGTCCACGCTATCACCAAAGAATTCTCTGATCGGTACGAGGTAAAATGTATTGACACCGATAGAGCCATGGGTATGGCACCGCCACAAGCTAATGCATACCTTTTGATGAAAAACTTCATCAACCACCCGCTGTACCACAAGTACCAAGCATTCCCTAATCATGTTTTAATAGACGGCGGCATGTCAACACTTCGCATGTGGCTTAATACCAAAGGACAAGACTTATGACAACCGAGGATTTTGTGTATACACCTTCATCAACTTGCATCACCGAAAGATGGCGCCGCGTTTACAACTGGGTCCCCCCATCCGAGGATCCTGCGTATACCAAAAAGTGGTATGACTTCAGAGCCAGATTTGCTCGAGGCCTTGAGGCTTTGGATCAAACCATTGACGTGCCGCAGTTTATCTCTATCAAGAAGTGGAAGAAGCAATGAAACAAGCCCCTGACATGGTCAAAATGAGTTTTGATGATTGGGTAGATCTACTCACGCATACTAACCACTTGGAATTGCTAAGTAATCCGTATGATGTATGGATCGAGGCTTTCCACGTGGGTAGTACTTTAGAGCGTAGGAACTGCGCTCATCAAATACGCACAAGTCTTACGCTGGTTTCTTCAGAAGACTTTGATGATGACACAACTATGTTGGTCACCGATGTCAAGCAAATGCAAATTGGCTTGCTTAAGAAAGTCTTGGAGATCTTGGAGCCTACCGCGCAGACCCAGGCGTTACCGATGGTGGGGGCGGCGCCATTGGATTGACAGTAGGCGCTGCAGGCTCATTGTACTTATCCAAAGCGTACTGAGCTCCTGTGGCGCCTAAGCCTACTGCAAGCCCGGGAATTTGTAACCCTGGGACCATAGTCATTAAACCGCCAGCGCCGGCCAACGCTGATAGCACCGCTCCGGATGTATCACCGTTCATATAACGCTGATAGGCTTCATAAAAGCTCATACCGGCTCCAGCGCCGCCTAAGGCTCCGCCAACAAGCGGCGCTTTAGCAACACTTGCCAACTTGGACATTGGCCCTGGAGTTGCAGCAGCTAAACGTGCTTGTGCAGCAGCTTCGGCAGCAGGCATTGCGGCGTTTCTTGCAGCAGTGGCAGCCTCGGCTTCTTTGCCTTGCGCAATAAGTCTATCCACCAAAGACGGTTTGATTTGTCCGGGCTCGCCGGTAAAGAGGTCAGGCCCAAACTTTTTGGTCAAGTTCTTGGTAACTTCCCCTTGGCCTTTACTGCGCTGATACTGGCCTGCGGCTTGTGGCACACCACCTGCAATCTCTTTATTTCCGCCAGCCCAATTCTGATACCACTTGGTGCCAGAAGTTGGCGCTTTAGTTGCAGCAGACTCAGGCTGAATGCCAGCTTTAAGTAGCTCCTCATCACGTAGCTTTTGCAACATGTCTTTAATACGCTGCTCTTCTTGAAGCTTCTTTACACCTTCAGCTGTTCGCATTTCCTGTGTTGGAAATAACTTGCCCATACCTTTTTGTACAAGCGGGCCAGATGCGGCGCCTACACCAGTGGCAACAGCTTTTTCTTCACCCGGCGATAAGCCTAGTTCAGGAACTAAGGTCTTACCTTTTTTGCCGGTAGTTGGCGCAGTCTTTGCAGCACCAATTGGCATGGCAAAGATGTCATCGAGTTGATCTAAACCCTCAACCTGTGAGGTACCCTGTGGATCACCAAAAATAAGTGCATCCAGCTTGTCGTCTTTTGCCATACATCAGCTCTTTAAGGGTTAAATTGACGGAACAACTGCATCCGATAATCGGCGTAGTCCTTGTTGATCTTCTCGTATACACTGCCGGGGCTAAAGAATTGTCTTGGTGAAGCAGCGGGGCCAGCTTTGCTGGTGTACCCATCATAGGCGCCGTATAAAGCTTCACGTTGCTTATTTAATAGCAACTGCTGGCGTGCCCATAACTGTACAGCACGTGATGAGTCATCAATACTTGCCATTGGCGCCTGTAAGAGCCTTGCATCGTTATCCGTGGGGTTAACACCCAGCAAGCCCTTATTGGCTTTTACGTTGGATAAGAATTCAGTCCCCAAGATGCGGCTTACGTCGCGAACGGATTGCTGATCTTCAGGTGAAAGCTTAACACGCTGTAAGAAGTCTTTAACTGGCAAGCCAACACGTACGTTGTATTGTCCTGCTTGTGCTTGCACGCCTTCTTGCGCTGCAGTCATTAAACCAGAGATCAAACCTTCATTTTGCATCATTGCAAAGATTTGTGGCTTACGAGTTGCAATGTCGTTTAATTGCTTCAAGTTAGTATTGGATGATTCCAATAACTGCGGCGTGTAGTTAAGGATTTCATCGCGCTTGGCGTTAAATGACTTATCAGCTTCTTGCACACGTTGCTTTTGAATCTCAGCTTGTGATTGCAAAGGCATACCGCCCAAGTCATTAGGCTTAGGCATTTGCCCGGGTGTAGGCATCGGCGGCTGAGCAGTAACTGCAGGTGCTGGCGGTGGGCCTGCTTGTTGCTGCGCAACCAATGGCATAACAACAGGCGGCGGAGCTGGGGCACCGGGAATAGTAGTAGGCGCGGCACCGGGCAGTGCTGCTGGAGCTCCGGGCAGTGCTGCAGCTGGCGCAGGCGGTTGAACAACTGGTGCTGCTGGCTTGCTACCTGCAAAACGCTGGCCACCGGGCATGATAGCAACTACAGCGTCGCCGTACTTGGCAATGAGATCAGCCTCAGTCATACCAAGCTCGCGGTCTTTAACTGCGTTGGTAACTTTACGTTGGTCTTGCTCAGCAACAAACCTCTCGCGGTCAAGGCCAAGCTTGCCCATCTCATTCTGCATGGTGAATGTGCCTTTGACAATCTCACCAACCTTAGGCGAGAGTTGCGCAACCATAGGGTAGATTTGCGCAAGCTTTGCAGCAACATCGGGAGTTACATTGCCACTTGATAGTGCAGCTTCAACTTGAGCGGGTGCAACGCCTAAAGTGCTTGACAGCAATTGCAAAGCCTTGCCTTGGTTCTCTACTTCATACTTCTGCCCAGCCAACTGCGCACGCATTTGCGCAATAGGCAGCTGCGCTTCTTGTTGTTTTTCTTGGTATTGACCAATAACGCCTGATGCGCGACCAAGAGCTTCACCAAAGTTGCCTGTGCGGCCGGGGTCTAGTAAGGCTGCGCCAACTTGAAATAAGTTAGGGCCCTGTTGTGTTCTTGCTTCCAAAGCTGCAAGAGTCTTTTGAATTGCATCAAAATATTCAGTTTTAGCCCTATCATCTCCACCAATCATGAATGGTGTTGCTGAAGGTAATGCGCCTGTTTGTGCCATATTGTGTTACCCTGGAAAGTCGCCTAGTGATGTGGAGTAATCAGCTATTTGCTGCGCAGTAGGCCCTGGTGCTGCGCCTGTTGCGTCTATAGTGTTACCACTTGGAAACAACCCACTTATAAAGTTGCCTGCCGCCGTGCCAAATGGCGTCTGGCTTACGCCGCCAATAATGGAGCTTAAACCCGCAATTTGCTGAAGTGGTGATGCGGCGTAGGCACCAGGGATCGGGCCTGTATAGGTATTGGCAACCGTTGTAGGTACGTTATAGCCACGCAATGCCTGCGCGCCAAGATTGGCAGCAGTCAATGGGAACAGTTGCTGATTCTGATTGATGGTTTGCTGCTGGCCGCCTAAGGTTGCCAAGGCGTTAATGTCTGCCAAGTTAGCTGCTTGCCCTGCTGTTGCAAGACTACCATATTGGTTGGCCGCACCTAGCTTTTGTGCCTGATCTGCTTGTGCAGCTCTTAATGCTTCAGTATAACCAGCTTGCAATGCTTGTGATTGCGCAGCTTGTGTATTCATCAACCCTGTGTTGATTGCTTGGCCAAGAACCTCGGCGCCACGCTTAGACCCGAATTGGCCAGTGCCAACCGCAGATGCCGTAGCCTGTGGCGCCAAGAATTGCTGAATATTGCGCTGCCCCAATGTCCCTAGTGCATCCACAACCTGCGTTGTGTAAGGGTTCATGAACTGCTCAATCCGGCTTTCGCCGTCTTTAATTGGCAATCCTGTTTTTGGATCTACAGGCCTTGCAGTAATATCGGCTTGCCCAACATTACGAGTTGTTTCCATTGCACGATCAAAATACCCAGGGTAGGTATTGGTTGTTGTTGCCGCTTTTTCAAAGGCCGCAGTTTGCAGTGGCTGCGCGTTTGCGTATGATGCGCCAGTAACGTTTTTTGTAACGCCTTTTGCCAAGTCACTTAGATAATCGGTGTACCAAGACGGAGCAGATGTTACTTGATTCTGCGTCGTGGTGATATTCGGTAGGGGATCACCTTGCATTAAACTCATTTTATGCCTTTCAAATACGACAGGGGTGACTTAGCCTTAGGTGGTATTTTATCCACTGCGGCTGATCTTTTGTGTTCTCTAACGCTTTCACGCATTTTATCCAAAACTTGAGCACCAGCCTTATTTGAGCCATTGCCCAATGCTGCAACCGTATCCGCGTCAAACACGTACTCACCATCCGCTAACATGGCCGGTATGCTATCTGACTGGCCATCCCCGGCGCCTTGCACGTAATTACCGGTCTTTCCTGTGATGAACTCAGGAATATGCTTTACTTGACCGCCTCTAGCGTAGCCTGACAGCGGGCTGCCACCAAGATATTTTAATCCTGCCGAGGTCATATTGCCTGTACTTACACCGGGAATCATAGTGCTATTGTCATTACCGCTTACAGGATTCCCGGGAGATGGTGCACCTGCAAGCTTAGAGCCTACAAAACTTGTACCTTCTTCAGTTTCAGCAGCTTCTATTGCGGCAGGTTTAATACGACCAGTTAAGACTTGCAATAGCCTGGAGTCCACATTAGCCAATTGCGGGTAAAGCTGTGTAAGTTGCGTCATTCCAGAGTTGTCTTTAATTCCTGCACCAGCCAGCATTGTTGGTGTTAAAGTCCCGGGCAATGCACCGGTACTTGCTGGAGTTGTTACTGCACCAAGGGCGCCTGATTGCGTTGTTTTGGTTGGTGTCTTTGTTGTAGGCGTCTTTACGCTTGGTGTTGTAGTTTTTGTAGGGTCTGTTGGATCTGTTGGGGGTACAACAACATCGGGTGGTACTACTGGAGGCACAACAGGTGGAACCACTGGAGGTACAGTTGGTACTACAGGCGGCACTACAGGGGTAACCGGTGGTACTACAGGCAAAGCGCCGGGTGGCGCAGTAGGCGTAACAGTAGGTATATCAGTATTGACCTGCGTAACCAGATTAGGGTTAACGTTGGGATTAGGGTTAACGTTGGGATTAGGGTTAACGTTGGGATTAGGGTTAACGTTGGGATTAGGGTTAACGTTAGGATTAGGGTTAACGTTGGGATTAGGGTTAACGTTGGGATTAGGGTTAACGTTAGGATTAGGGTTAACGTTAGGATTAGGGTTAACGTTAGGATTTGGGTTAACGTTAGGATTTGGGTTAACGTTAGGGTTAGTATTTGGATTGCTATTAACATTGGCATTGCTATTAACATTAGCCAATGGGTTAGTTAGCACCGCAGCATTTGTATTTGCGTTGTTGTTTGCTGTTACGTTGTTGTTTGCTGTT